GGAGTATACCCTGATTCCTGATAAATACTATTTAATAGCTATGGACGTTAAAATAAATAGTATTTCCGGTCCGGGTAAGTTAAAAGCTGGGGCAACTTGGTATGGGGCGACGGATGTGGACAAAACAAAACTCGGAGTTTGGCAAAGGGTTTACCATTCAATTAAAGCAACGGCGGAGCGGACTTTTCTGCAACCTATTGTCGGTACTTGTTATGCGGGAGGGGTGTTTGCGACCGCTAACTTTGACGTGAAAAACGTAAGCTTATATGAGATTTCATCGGCAGATAATATCGAGCTTCCATCGCTTTCGCCTGAGCAGAGGAATATTAAATACCCATACGTCGATAGCGTTCAGCCTGTACGTAATCCGTATGCGATCCGTTACGGGGAGAATTGTTTGCCGCCGCTCTCAGAATGGACACTTCATGTTAACGATCTTATGACTGGACCCTACAAGCTAACCAAAAGTGTTACAGCACAGTACCAGGCAACAATATCACCTCAAATCAGACTGATTCGGGGACAGACATATACTCTTTCCGCCACAAGAACGGGGCGTATGGTAGTCGGGGAATATCGGGAAGACGGAACGGTTATTGGATATCCGATTGCTGAGACGACAGACGGTGACGGAGAATTTGCACAATCCTTTACGGTGGGGGATACGACTGACTACGTTATTGTTCAATTATCGAATGTAGAAAACGCTGGTATGAAAACTTTTGAGAATATGATGTTGAGCATCGGCTCCAACTCAAAACCGTTCAAACCACGCGAAGATTCCATGATTGCGCTGCAAACGGACTTATACGCTGATCCGGTAACAGGTGCGAATGCTGACGAAGTGTTCGAGAAGGACGGTCAGTATTTCAAGCTGGCGAAGTGGCGGCGAGAGTTTATCGACGGTAGTAAAAGCTACCGATTGGCTAATACGTTCCCGGGAATAAAAGAGGTCGCGCATACCTTGGGGCATAAACCGTCTCGGACGATTATTACGAAGTACGACGGGAAGCTTTTGGTAGAAAAACCAGATGGCGTAGCTCCTAGTTCGGGAGATATGTTCACGCCAAGCACGAATGATATATTCATATCCATTTCTAACGCAGACAGCGGATGGGGCGACAACTACACGCCGACAGCCGACGAGATTAAGGCGTATTTTATGGGCTGGAGAATGTTTCCTTATGAGCAGGGGGGGACTATTCCAATTCCTCCGTATAGCGGAGCTGGAACGAAGGCGTGGGTGCAACTAGATCCAACGTCTCCGACAGGCGTTCAATCCGGGGCTTGGACAACGACTTTGCCGACTACCCGCACGGCGAACACGGCATGGCAATCGTATCAACTCGTATATCAACTCGCCACGCCAACGGTCGAGCCTATCGTTTCTGAGGGCATGCTGACGTTTAACGAGGGAGACAATCAGATCGAGGTTGGAACGGGGATTGTGCTGCGGGAGAGTACAAAGCCTCCACTATCAACTCAGTATGGAACGTATGAAATAAACAGTGCGCCGAATGCTTCCTCAGTAGCAGTTAATCCACTATCGAACAAGGCATCCGCGATTTTAGATGTTTACAGGAATGGAAGGAAAGACACGGCGAGGTGGATCAGATTTCGTGATCCCAATACATCTTACGGGACTGAACGGATTTTCGCCATGTCACGAGATTTCGATCCATCAGCAGCCTACTCCGTCACGTACCTGATGCTGGACAAGTCGCCCATCGTCCCATTCAGCGGATCGTACGCAGCTAACGAAAAGGCGATGCTGCAAGAGCTGACCGACGCCGTGCAGCAGAATGCGACCGCGGTTTCAGTGCTGATGAACAAAAAGGCGGATAAGGATCCATCTATTGTTTGGATTACGCCGACGTTACTAAATGGGTGGACTTCCTTCGGGACCAATACAGTCCAATACGGCAAAGATGCTGCCGGGAATGTTCATATCCAAGGTATGGCTGGCGGTGGAGCTGGCGAGCAGGCTATGTTTGTACTTCCAGTAGGATTTAGACCTAAGAGGGCGCGTCAAAGCGTATCGATCGCAGTTAAGGATGGGGTCGTTTCAGCTCCAACTTACGAAATAATAGCCGATGGCAGAGTGATCCCTTACGGTACGACTGCTCCCACTTGGATGACTCTTGATACAATAACGCCATTTCCAGCCGAAAAGTAAAGGAGGATCACATGAAAGCCGTACCTAAAGTAAACACAGACGGCCTCTATTTAGAGGATACGCTCGTGGACGATGCCTTTTCCGGTGTCGTCCCTTTTTATGTGGATAATGTTCCGCAGCCGCCAGCCGATCCGGGCGAAACTGAGCAGCCAGTGGAAACGACGGAACCGGAAATCGCGGGCTATATCGTGGGTATCGCGGTTATTTCCGGCTTATATCGTCCGCGCTTCGATCTAGCAGCGTGGGAGGCGTATCAGGACGAGCTGCAGGCCGCGGAATTGGCTTATCGCGAAGCCCATGACGAATGGCAAGCCCAGCCGGAGGACGAGCGCGGAGAACCGCCGGCTTACGTACCTCCCGAGATGCCGACGCTTTGGATCGAGGGGTTAACACCGGAAGAGATCGAGGAGATTACGCGTCCACAACCGCAGGAGCCGACTGAGCTGGAATTGCTTTCGGAGGAAGTCGAGGTAATCCGGCAGCAAACGGCCCAGCAGCAGGAAGCAATTGAATACTCAGGAGCGGAACTGGCCGAAGTAAAGGCGGCGAACGCCGAGCAGCAGCAGACGATCGGAACCATAGGAACCGAGCAGATAAAACTAGATCTTTCGACGCTTGATCTCAAACAGCAAAACGCTGTATTAGGTGGGGAACTTGTCAAAAAGGATATCGCTATCCTTGATTTACAGTCGCAAAATCAGGCGCTAGGTCAAATGTTGGCCGCGCTGGAATTGAAACTATTAGCCAACTGAACAGGGGGAGAATCGAATGTTCAACAGTGATTTTGAAAGATTGTCCTATTATTACGAGAAAAAATGGGTGTCAGACGTGCAGCTTCGGCTTTATGTCCAGTTTGGCGTTATCTCCGCGTCGGAGTTTAAAGTGATCACAGGCAAAGATTATAAGGCGTAAGGAGTTGAGGCAGTGTTTCGCGGACCATTTAACCGCCTGCCGTTTAACCGTACAACCTCGCTAGAAACGTTCTTTACCGTGACATTCGAATCTGCAACGGAAATAGATTCACGCCTTAATCTCGAAATGGCCGTCGTTGTTGTATTCGAATCAGAGACGGAAGTGGATGCGCCCCTCACGCGCGAAATCCAGTTTGCGGCTGAAATCGAGACAGCTACGGAACTACTAGCGCAGTTTATTCGCGAAATGTATTTAGGAGCCAACATCGAAAGCCAGACGGAAATTTCCGTCACCGTTACGTATTCACACGTTGATGAAATCACGTTTAGCGGCGGCTTCAAGCCAGGCGATCGCCTCGTCATTGATACGAAGCGCAAGACCGTCACGCTCAACGGACAAAACGCGCTTCATATGGTCGACGGCAACTTTTTCGAGCTCATTTCAGGCGTCAATAAGCTGACGTATACCGATAACGCCTCGGCTCGCAACATCCTTACGCGTATCACACACCGCGATAAGTACCTATACTGACGGAGAGGAGGACGCCATTGTCGTATTTACAAACGTTTGATAAAAACTTTAAGCGCGTCGGCATTCTCGTCGACGCGTACGATATCCAGCGCAGACGTCGGATTAATTCCGATTATACGCTGGATTTTTTATTGCCGATGACGTCGGCGGACTATCGCGAAAAGGTGCCGCTTAAAGGACACGTTCAGGACGAACGCGGCCAGTATTACGTCATAAACTCGCGACAACGCGTGCGGGATGGGCGCAAACTGACCGCGGCTGTCTCCTGCTCGCACATTATGTTTAAATTGGCGGATTTCAAATTTCCGTATGCCTCTTATATTTCGGAGGCGTACGGCGTGCCAATTACGCGCTTAACCGATTTAATTACGGCGGCTACTGGCGGGAAATTCCGTTTTAGTGTCGATGATACGTTCGACCTCTACGACGTGAAGGACTTTGGCCGCGGCAACTGTCTGCAGGCGCTCAACTCGATTATCGCCATGTATAAGTGCGAAGTTGATCCGGACAATTTTACGATTCACCTTCGAAAGAAAATCGGCCGAGACAACGGACTGCAGTACCGCCTACAAAAGAACGTCATTTCATCTACGTTTAAGGACGATGGGGCTTCGCTGGTTACGCGTCTATTTGCGCAGATGAAGGACGGACGGACGTGGATCGGACAGCCAGCGTCTATTCTTACCGCAGATGAGCGCGCAAGGCTCGAGGCGATACCCGGCGCGATTGTTAACGGAAACCTAGCCGTCAACTACTTGATTTCGCCATATGCTGCGTATTGGGCGAACGACGCCAACGCCTATTATGACGGCGAAATTACGGAGCAGGACGTTGAAAATCCGCTCAAGCTGCTCGAGGCGGCGCGGCGTGCCTTACGCGAGCAAGAGATGCCGGCGCTAGAGATTACCGTAAATGCTGCGGACATTTACAAGCTTGACGCGGCCGAGCCTGCGCCACACTTAGGCGATACGGTAACGTGCATCGATCCGGATATGGAACTTACGGGAATTAGCGCGAGGATTACGGAAATAACCGAATACCCATATAGCCGTGATAAGCACGCACAGGTTACGATCGCTAACGTCTTGATGCGGGATTACGCGGACATCATTGCGGACCTAGACCGATCAAAGCGCATGGTGGAGAATATGTTCAGTGGCGGCCGGATTCGCACGGACGTTTTCGAGGCCGCGGCCAAACAGGCGATAACCGATATTTCGAACAGTAAGACGGAATTGATTTATCCGCTAGAAGGCGGTATTTTGGCGCAAGAGAAGGGCAATCCGCTGAATCAGGTCCGGTTAACTTCGGCCGGCCTCGGCATTAGTACGGACGGATGGCGAACGGTCCGATCGGCGGTCACCGCTCGCGGCGTGTTGGCGGAAACCGTAGTGGGTCAATTCGGTAACTTCGTTTCGATGCTAATCGGTTCCGGAAACAATGTGACGCAGATTAACACGAACGGAATTGCGGCCGGCCATGCCAACTTCGGAAGCGCGCCTTTCCGCGTTGATATGCAAGGGAACGTAGTCGCGAACAGGCTGACCGCAAATGCCGCGAATATCTTTTCGTCCAACTTTACGAATGGGGCGATCGTAGGCTCGTCGATTAACGTGGGTAACGGACAATTCACGGTTGATTCGGCCGGCAACATGTACGCGGGCAACGGTCATTTTCGCGGTAGCATAACCGCTTCAACCTTTGATGGCGGGACAATCACCGGCGCGCTGCTTCGGACGGCTCCCAGCGGTCGGCGCATTGAGATAGACGCGAGCGGTATGCGGACTTATGACGGCAGCGGGCGCAATAGGATAACGATTGGGACCGGGTCCGACAGTGGAGTTGCTGCGATTGTATTTAACGGACTATATGGTGGGTATGCTGGCGAGATTAATGCGTATCAGAATAATGGATTAACGCTATATAGCGAGAACCTCATCATTGGATCGAATAATACCGGGAATCCAATAAGTATTCAGGGCGCGGCTACCTTCGCAGGGCCAGTTCAGTTTAGGAGCAGTGTCGGAGGGCTCTCGCTTGGGATTGGTGATATTTCCGGCCTCAGATCGCAACTGGATTCAATCTGGGCAGCAATAAACAGTAAATCGGACAGAGGGCACACACATAACGTCACACTGCCAACACACAACCACGGCAACAGTGCCAACCAAAATTGGGGCGGTACCTTCACAACCTCGTCCGCGTAGTGGTATCATAGGAAAAACTAACCACTACGGGGGTACTGAAAATATGAAAAAACCAGCATACGTAATCGGCGGGGTCCTAATTGGTTTCGTTTTAGCGACAACAACAAGCGCATTTGCAGACACAGTAAAAAGCATGATCGGAAAGAAAGTTACCGGAGAATATACGGTTATTGTAAACGGCCAGAAACTTTCGGAGAAAGGCGCGATCATTGACGGTAAGGCTAACGTACCTGTTCGCGCAATCTCCGACTCATTGGGGGCGGACATCAAAGTGAGCGGAAAAACTATTACGGTTACTACTACTGAGAGTACTGATCTATCTGATGGATCTGTTTCAATACCGCCAGTTAACAATAAATACGCAGGCTATTCCAAACAGGCTTTAGAAGAAGTGAAGATCAGCATCGAAAATAACCGTATTAAGCCAGCGGTTGAGGAACGGGAACACATCCTTAAGGAAATTGAAGAGCTAAAGAAACCTGACGCGTTTGGTCAGCCTGCAGCTAATCTTGAGATGAAGCAAAAACAACTGGCCGAGTACGATGAAATTATCGCAAAGGCAAAAGAGGATCTGCGTTTAGTAGAAGAAGCACTAGCAGCACTTAAATAACGAATACTGAAAGGGTTCGCGCCATAAACGCGGACTCTTTTTATTTCCGGGAGGGAACGAATGAAAATACGCCAACTAATCGAATGCACGATCGATACCGCGCAGCCGGTTCCGGAACTATCCGCGGTTATTAGCGCTGTCCTATCCGTCATCCCTGACATCGAACAAAGGGCGGAAGTCCTGCGCAAGATTGACGAAGAGATTGTATCGGCACTACTAGCGCTAGAGAAGTCAAAGGAGGCGGCCGCTGATGGCGGAGATGGATCTCGTTAAATATTTCGTAACGCAAGGGCCGTTCGCTGTCGGTTTCGTCTGGCTTCTTATTTACGTCATGCGGACGAATAAGGAGCGCGAGGGTCGGCTGCAGGACTTGCTCGATAAGTTCAGCGAAAAGTACGACGTAATCATTACGGAGCTACGCGACATGAAAGACCGGCTCCCTCGCGAAAAGGAGTGACGGATATATGGCGTTAACACTTGAATACGTGCGCTCGAAGTCCGCGTCAAAATTGGCCGGGCTCCATTCCGTTGTAAAGGCGGCGGCCGAGACGTTGATCGAGCGCTGCTATAATCGCGGCGTTCCGATTGTGATTACGCAAGGGTTGCGGACAACATCGGAGCAGGATGCACTTTATGCGCAGGGACGCACGAAGCCAGGCGCAATCGTTACGAACGCACGCGGCGGTTACTCGTTCCATAACTTCGGTGTAGCGATCGATTTTGCGCTATTGATGCCGGACGGCAAGGCGGTGTCCTGGGATATGAAGCGCGATGGTGATGCGGATGGACGCGCGGACTGGTACGAAGTTGTTGACGAAGCTAAAGCGCTTGGATTTGCGTGGGGCGGCGACTGGAAATCGTTTAAGGATTATCCGCATTTCGAAATGACATTCGGATTGACCTGCGCACAGTATCGCGCGGGGAAGCGGCCGTCTCAAGCGCAGTTAGACGCGGCGATCGACCGTATAGAAATGATAAAGGCAGATGATAACGATATGAAATACGCAAAGGCTAACGTTAAGGTTAACAATAAGGATATCAAGGATGGCGTAATTATCGATGGGGCAGTCTACGTACCTTTGCGCGGAGTAGGCGAAGCACTTGGCGCGGCCATTACGTGGGATAACAAGGCGAAATTGGCGACGATCACTACGAAGGAGCGTGCGTAATATGAACGGCAAAATCGATTGGAAACGGAAATTGTCTTCGCGGAAGTTTTGGGCGCTGCTGGCCGCGTTTGCGACTAGCGTATTGGCGGCGTCCGGTGCCGGTGAAAATGTAACGCTGCAGGTGACGGGTGTTATCGGTGCGGTCGGCGCTTGTGTTGCGTACATTTTGGCGGAGGCAGCAACTGACGTGAATAAAGACCAAGAGACGAAGTAATAAAATAGCGCCCACTGGCGGAGTGTTACGTATAAAATCGTAGACACTTCGCTGGTGGGCGCTTTTCTTGTTTTGTGGTATTATCTGGATTAAGGGGGCGTTACGATGAACGTTAAATATACGAGAAAAGAACTAACTATTGGCGGTATCGTCATCGCCATAGTTGCTATATTTGCCGTCACGCTGTTA